ATATATAATATAACAATAAAGTAGTGTATGAGAACTTATAAAAATTTTGAAGAAGACTTTGAGAAGGCAAAAGCAAACATGGAACTTCTGGAAAACATTGTGTCTGTAGGCATTCCAAAGAAACAAGCGGTTTACTTTAATAGCATATCAGTAGATAGTAAGTACAGCATGGGACAAAGAACGTATCTATACGTAGGTGATAAATTGGTGCATTGCAATGATGAAAGAAAGTTTTATGTAGGGCACAACAAATTTATTGAAACACACGGGAAAATAGTTGTCCGCTTCAACAAAGGAGAATTTAAAAAGTATATGGCTATGTGCGAAGAAATGTATAAAGCCCTTGCAATAAAGGCGAACGCATCTAAATATATTTCTTTAGTGGATAACATAAAAGACCTTATAAAGCCTAATATTGACCTTAAAAACAGCCAGTTTAACAAGAGCAAGGGAATAGGGTGTGTTTGCATAGAAAAACAATTTGTATAACTTCTAAATATTAAAAACTATGGCATTAATAATAATTATCGGATTTATTGGCTGTTTGTTGTCTGGAGAACTCATTAAATTAGGCAGATAATGGGAAAGTTCATGCTTCTACTATTGGTGTGGGATATTGTGGCTTTATTTGCCATCATACTACGCCCTAACTTCAAATATAGTAGTGATGTTATCAGTTGGCTTATAGCCGGAATAGCTTTGTCTGTAATAATAATAATCAGTTAGTAATAAGATGGATAATAGCAATAATGAGATATGGAAAGATATTATTGGATTTGAGCAATATTGTCAAGTAAGCAATTTAGGTCGTGTTAGAAGCAAAGATAGAATTGTCATAACTCCTAAAACTTCTTATTTTAAAAAAGGAAGAATATTAATTCCTTCTTTAGATGGCAAAGGAAATTATTTATTTGTAGGTCTACATGTTAACAATAAAGTTAAACTTATCTATATTCATAGATTGGTTGCTCAGAATTTTATACCAAATCCTCACAACTATAAGCAAGTTAACCATATCAATGAAAATAAAAAAGATAATAGGGCAGATAATTTAGAATGGTGTACAGCTGAATATAATATGAACTATGGTACAGCCATGCAAAGGGCGAAAGAAACCTATGCTTCACATTATGATAGGAGTGCTATTGCTAAAAATAATGCTATTAAAAAGAAAGTTATACAATATACACTTGATGGCAAGTATATTAAAGAATGGGATTCTTTAACAGATATACAAAATGAATTAGGCTTTTGCAGAAGCAATATCTCAAAATGTTGTGAAGGGAAGTATAAACAAGCTAATAACTTTATATGGAAATTTAAAAAAGATTGATTATGAAAAAGTTTGTATCATGGAGAAGGGTTTCTACCATATATCAAAAGAAAACTGGGTTGGGTCTTGAATCACAAAAAAATATAATAAATCATTTTGTTCAAATAGAAAACGGAACTTTAATAGCTGACTTTTGCGAAGTATATACGGGTAAGGACCTAAATGGATGCACTGAATTAAGGAAGGCAATATCTTTTGCAAAAGAAAATAATGCAATATTAATAATAGCTAAAACTGACCGATTTAGAAATACGGTTGAAGCATTACAAATATATGACGAAATGGGAGAAGGAAATATTTATTTTTGTGATATTCCACATACAGACAAATTTACCCTTACCTTATTTTTCGCTTTGGCAGAAAGGGAAGCTTTATTAGTATCTATAAGAACAAAGGCAGCTTTAGCGGTGAATAAAGCAAAAGGCATACTATCTGGACGTGCTAATTGTAATTATCAAATTAAAGATGAAACAAAAGAAAAAGCTATTCTCAAAGGGGCTATTACAAAAAATAAAGCTACGATTGAAAGTGAAGAATTTTCTTGTTTCTGTAGAATACTACGAAAAGTGATACCTATACTGAATGAAAATTCTACGGATGAAGAACTATTCTTCTTAAACTGGACTAAATACCGTACAAGTTTTGTCCTTACTAAAGATTACAAAGCGGAAATAAAGGAACTCATGCAGGAAGCTAATAGGAACAACAGCAAACTGTTTATCGGAGTTGACTTCACGAATGCTAATTTTTATCAGTATATTAGTAGCCGCGTACAAGCTACGTTCAATTCAATTTCTAAATACAAAGAATATAACAACCTATGAAAATACTTCAAATTGCCCTAATAACACAAAAGGGTAACGTCTTTAATGTAAAGATGCAGATAGACGAAATTGTCTTTGAGAGTAAAGAAGAAGTAAGGGAAAAACTACTTTCTGTATTTGCCAATAGGAAGGATGCTGTAGTAGACGTTGTAATCCATTCCATACAAGACGAATTAGGGCTTCCCGACTACTCCAATGAACAACTTAAAGCTGAACTAAAAAGAAGGGTAAATATCGCGCGTATGAAAGCGATTAGAGAGAAGCCCAAGTATTATTATTGGGAAGGAATTGTAGTTGATATTCTGAGGCGATATAATAGGTTTGCCAAGTGGAAGTTTAAAATAGATTCCGAAGAGTTGGCGGCAAGTGAAAATTTTTCGTATCTGAATAAATGGCATGGTTTTGAAATGATAAGCGGTGCTTTCAATATGACAACTGCACCAAAGGTTGGGGATAGGGTCAAATTAAGATATCGTGTAGTAAAAAGCCATTTCCGCTCCTATAGAGATTCTAAAATCGTATCAGTAATAGAACGGGCTGACTTGTCAAATGAAACAGTAATAGCAGGCAGTGGATTGTAAACTAAAACTATAAAGAGATGAAAGCAATATTAATAGCAACCAAAGAAACAATTGACGTAATAAAGGCTGGGGAATATACCAACATTTACGTAACAGAGGACGGCAAGCAGTCGTTCTTAGGTGATGAACTTATTCTTCTTGATGAAGTGAAGGGAGAAGCAAAGGGGCGTGATTGGGAAGAGGTTCGGATAAATGCTGCAATAGCAACAATGCAAACACTTTTAAATAATCCACAATATGAGAACAAATCAATAATAGCCATAGCTGACATGAGCGTAAGTATGGCTGATGTATTGGTTAAAAAGCTGAAAGGAGAATAACTATGTAAAAGTTGAGGTATGAAACATATATTGGATTGGTATAATGAAAATACTCCTCAAAATGAGGATGAATACGAAAAAGGATGCTTGACAAGTGCTGCAATAATAGCAATAATAAATATTTGATTTGAAAATGGAAAAACAACCGATTAGCATACAAGACGTGATACAAGAACTTCGCGACTTGTTCAGAGTTACAAACAGAGGATTTTCAAGTGAAATAGACGGGATATTCTTTATTGACAAAAGGCAATATTCCGCATCCGAGGTACACATGAAGCTTGAAATGTACTTCAATGACAAGTATATAATCAACGGACTTTGTAAGATATATCCGAATTGTGTGACTTATACACGATTTGAGATTAAGAGCATCGACAAGCTGATACCTAACTATAGACTCATGGGAGGTTATACTCCCGAAAAGGAGGGCTGAATTATGGCGAAGAGTATATTTACTCCAATGGAGAAGTTCAACGAAATTTTGGCAGCCTATAAACTTAAATCGAGTAATATCGGAGAGTATGAGGGAAAGCATATCAGAGTATTCCACAATGAGAAGAAGCTGTTTGATTACTACCCATGCCGGATGAAGCTATTTGACTACCATAATTGGCATCAGCTAAGTTATCCTATGCACGGGAACAAGGATTGGGAGAAGGAACTAAGAACAATAATCGAAAAACTGATAAAACAATGAAGAAGTTAGTAATGACATTGATTGGCTTGCTTTCACTGATGGCAAGCATGCAGGCGCAAACAGATTGGAAAAGCCAGCTTAACTATCTGTACGGCACATGGACTGTACAGTATATACAAGACGACAATGACAATGTAGGCACACCACCAAACTTGGTGACAATGAAGTTCAATCGGGATATGACTTGTACCATAACCCAAGACGGGCATAAGATACAAGGCACATTCAAAGCGGAACAGTTCATGCAAGGTGAGTTTGAGTGGTTTACCGGACTTTTTGTACAAGTCTATACCACCAAAAGCAAGCAATCTACACTATACTTCCAAGTGTACGACATTAACAACAGTAAGGGAGTTATCAGAGTGCCGGAAGTCAAAGAGTATTGGCAAATCAAAAAGAACCTATTTGAGATAGATGATTAATAATTGTTAATAGTTTGACTTGTTTCTTGGAAGTTTCAAAAATAACAGCGTTCTTTGCATTGCAATCGGGAAGTAGAATGCTCGGTGATAAACGATATTAGGATTCAATAGCAATTCAACATATAGCTTACATTGGCACATTCTACCTGCAATCGTGCAGCCTGCCAGTGTATAGCAAAGCTTAAAGCACTGGGAGTTTTCTCGGTGCTTTTTGCTTTTTTGTAGTCCTGCCATTCGGAGCAAATATATAAACTGCATAGAAGAGGTCGTACAAATGCAGCCAGTCGGGGATGTGATAGAACAACTGGGTACGAATGTTGAATAGTAACATAAATGGTTCTAAGCTGCTTATCTATTCTGTGTTGCAGCACGCTTGAAAAGGTTCAGTTTATACTGGTTAGCTTTAAAAGCGTTCCCCGAACAAGAATAAAATCTTGCTTAGGGGACTTTACGCACGTAGGTTTGTTTGCCTGGTTAACTTATTATTGTTTTATATTTATAACTATAATAACATAATTATATGAGTAATAAAAGCTATATTTCACTATTGAAAGACCCAAAATGGCAAAAGAAAAAAAACTCTATATTGGATAGAGATAATTACACTTGCCAATTCTGTGGTGCTAAGGATAAGACACTTCATGTACACCATCTCTATTATTCTGAAAATAAATCTCCATGGGAATATGAGGATGATAGCTTGATAACTTTATGTGAGGATTGCCACGAAGCTGAACACATAGAAAAGTTAGATAACTATAATTATTATATTGCATTAAGAGAGGAGTGGGGGAAAAAAGGACATAGTTCTTCTGAACTAAATCTTTTCTTATCCAATGTTACTAATACATTAAAGGGTGCTCCCAGCGAATTAAAATCTGCTCTACAAGAGTTTTTTTCTAATTCAACATTACTTCCTAACAACAAAGAAACTGCTAAAGTCAGCAAATCGGATATTGACTACCTATATGATTTATACCCAACTAAATGTCCGAATAGAGGTCGGTCAACGGGTAAATGTCGCAAGGATAAGGAGAAAATCAAGTCATTGTTGAAAAACATATCAAAGGATGAACTTGAATTTACCATCAAATCCTATGTTAAGCAACAGAATGACGAAGGAGGATGGTTAAAGAACTTCTCTACTTTCCTCAATCAGCTACCTGATATGGGATATGGTAAGGATGCTGATATTATAGATGGCGAAAATTCCAATTCTTCCTACTTAGACGGGAGATTGCAGGAGCTGAATGAGAAAATCGAAAAATACAAGTAGTATAAAGCTAAATTTAAGGTGATATGCAAGTAAAGAACGGAATAATAATAGACGGAATTCTGCATGAAGCTGTGAATTATCCAAGTGATAATGAATGTACTATATGTTCCCTTCGTAAAGAATGTGAGAAATTAGTAAATCGTTGTGATGAATGGATTTGCAGGCTTATTGATTGTAAGTATTTTGTCAATCGTGGCAAAGCGAAAATAGAAAAGGAGGAAAATAATATGGGATTCAATGGAAGATGCCGACCTAAAAATGTAAAAGGTCATAGATGGATTAATTACCCTAATACCGCACATAAGAAGTGTACAAAGTGTGGCTGTTTTGCAGATAGAGTTAACTCAAAGGAAGGAAGTAAAATTCTATATAAAGACAAATACGGCAATTATTTGGATTGCTGTCCGGATTGTGTAGAACAAAAAGAACAAATTGATTGATTATGAAACAGGCAGTAGAAGAAGCAGCTAAAGAGTGCAGACGTACAACTGCCCAATCAATGGGTGTATATGCCCAATATCACTCAATAGATGAGTGCCCTAATCATGGGATTACATATGATGAAATTGCAGAAGCTGCATTTATAAAGGGTGCCGAATGGCAGTCAAAGCAATCACCGTGGATAAGCGTAGAGGATGCAATACCTAACGAACAGGCAAAAGGCATGTGTCAAGTGAAATATGTTGATGGTAGTATTGATGAAATGGCAATGCGAAAAGTGAATAAATGGATATCCCCCTACATCAAGACTGGATATGTTACTCATTGGAAACCTATCCCCTCATTCGATGAGATACTCGAAGCAAACAAGGATGTACTGGAACGGATTAAGGAGAAAGGAGATTGAAACATGAGTAAAATAAGACTAATACTTCGATATCTGTTAACTCCTTTATGGCTCGCTATATTCATTGTCTATTTGCCAATATGGTATATATAAATGAGTTGGTACTATTTCAACTTTGGGGATTATTGGGATAGCTATTTAGTTTTATGGGATAGGGTAATGTTATTTCTAAAACTTAAAAAGAAATATTGATATGGAAACCCAAACGATTCAAATAAGAGGAGATAATGATGCAATAGCATACATTAATTTTGTAGATAGGGATTTAGCTGTATCTATCGTATATGGAGATAATCAGTACGATTTCACCATTGAACCCATTACCCTAAAAGCATTGGCATACGCCTATAAACTACATTGTGAAGAATGTGACGAAAAATACAATAAGGTATGAAAGCAAGAGTAAGAGCGACCGGAGTTCTGATAGATGTAATCCCAAAAGTAAATATCAACGCGCAACATAGCGGAGATAATCTATATGTATGTGATAATATGGTTTTCAGAGAGTGCGAACTTGACTTTTTAAATCTTGGAAATTCAGCTATTGATTGGGAACAACGTAGATACGAACTGGCGAAAGATTATTCTATAGAGTTTGTTAAGCTACAGCATAAAAGAGGTATAACTGAGTGCGGCATATTATATCCAGATGTGGTATTATGGTCTGTAGAATTAGCTGACGCACTAATAAAGAAACTGAAAGGAGAATGACATGAGAAAGTATAGAATTGAGAACTATGGCATTTATAAGAACATCTTTGATGTACAAATGAATACTTGGTGATGCGGATGGATTACGATAAAAACATTTGTAGCAAGCGATATTTGTACTGATAGTATTGATTATGCAAAAGCCTGCGCACAAGAACTATTGGATAAACTAAGGGAGGAACTACCATGAACGAAGAAAAAGCTATAAAAATCCTCTATGAGCACAACATATGGCGCAAAGGAGGAGAAGGCGAAATGATTACGCCTGCACTATTAAGTGAAGCCATTGATACCATTGTGGACCTATTCAATGAGCGTAATGCGATGAAGTATTACTATGTAATTTTTGCTTATCAAAAAGAAGAAAATGCAAAATATCATATCGCTACAGTAAATATGAAATCCAATAAAGAATTTAACCCATATAAAGCTGCTGACATCATTAAGGAACAATTAAAAGCAAATGATGTAATAATTCGTTCTTGGCAAGAAATGTCGGAAACAGCTTATAACAGTTGTGACAATGAATGAGATAACTATTAGACAATGGTATGATACCTTCAAATCGGGTGAAGAGTTGGTTGAAGTTCGTATAGTAGACAATGCCTATAAAAGAACCTATTCCGGCTACTTTACTGATGTTGATACCCTACTCAACGAAATTAGGAAGTACGACAACTGTAACATCTACTTCACATTGAACGCTATCAATCCAGCATGTTATGACAGAGAGCAGCATGATAGGATTGTTACCAAACCAAAGTCAACTACTTCTGACAATGATATTGTTGGAAGAGATTGGATATTGATAGACATAGATACTAAGAAGCCATCAGACACAAACTCAACTGATGAAGAAAAGGAGATGGCGAAAGAAGTAGTCAACAATGTATTCAAGTTCCTACGGGATGAAGGCTTTGAAAAGCCAGTAGTATGCGATAGTGGAAATGGCTTCCATCTGCTGTACAAAATAGCTATGAAGAACAACAATGAGAACACTACAATCTGTAAGGAGTTCCTGCAAGTTCTTGATATGCTATTCTCTAATCCGAATGTAGAAATAGATTGTAGCACATTCAATTCAAGTCGCATTTGTAAACTTTACGGAACATTTAGCAGAAAGGGAAGTAACACCAAGAAGCGTCCTCAAAGGGAAAGTAAGATACTAAGAATACCGGATGATGTAAAAATAACTCCAAACGAATACTTTGCTAAAGTTGCGGCTATGCTCCCGAAACCGGAACAACCGAGCAAGAGTAACTACTACAGTAATGAGAAGTTTGACTTAGAAGCATTTCTAAATAAACACCACATTGCAGTGAGAAATATTGTAAGGACATCATCATTTACAAAATATATACTTGACGAATGCCCCTTCAATAGCTCACACCGTGCTCCGGATTCAGCAATCTTTGAGATGTCTAATGGAGGACTTGGCTTTAAATGTCTGCATTCAAGTTGTTCTCAATATACATGGAAGGATTTTCGGTTGAAGTTTGAACCAGATGCTTACGACCACAAGGAATATCAAAGGCACGAGCATAAGATGCAATACTACTCTTCCCAAAAGAAAGAACCGTTTGTACCAAAGAAGGAGGATTCTGCAAAGGGAAAGAAGTGGCTGGCTATGACTGATGTACAGTATGTGGATATGAGTAAGTTGGTAGCTATTCCTACGGGATATAAAGAACTTGACAAAAAAATCATCGGTCTACTGATGGGAGATGTTACGGTATTGTCTGGTTTGTCTGGTTGTGTAGATTGTGATACAGAATATTTTAATGGTACAGAATGGAAGAAAATATCTGATTATAGTTATGGGGATAAAGTTCTACAATATAATAAAGATGGAAGCGCAGAATTAGTTTATCCAACAGACTATATTAAAAAACAATGTGATTATCTATCTCTAATAAAGTCCAAATATGGAGTAAACCAATGTGTTAGTGATGAACACAGAATTGTTTATCAAACATCCAAAAAAAATTTAGCTATAAAGACTTTTGCTGAATTGAAAGAACAACATGCTGGGTCTAAGCATGGATTTATAGGCAAGTTTTATACTACTTTTAATTATTCGGGTAAAGGCATTCCATTATCTGAATTTGAGATAAGATTAATGTGTGCTATAATTTGTGATGGGCATTTCTGTAATTTATATAAGGATAAATCTACTTGTAGGATAAATCTAAAAAAAGAAAGAAAAAAACAGAGATTAGAATGGATATTAGGCAAACTAAATATGCCGATTGATAAACATCAATGGAATCCTAAAGATTTAGGCTATAATTCTTATCTCGTTAAAGCTCCGAGAATAGAAAAGGAATTTTCAAACTTTTGGTATGATTGTAACAAAGAACAGATGGCTATAATATGTGATGAAATTCTTAATTGGGATGGGTATATTACTCCAAAAAGAAAGAATTTTTCATCAATTAGTAAAAAAACTATTGATTTTATTCAATTTTGTTTTGCATGTTGTGGTTATCGTTCAACCATTTCTATTGATGATAGATTAGGACAGAAACATTATAAGAATATTTGTTATAGTCTAACAATTACTAAAAGGAATATGGTTTCTATATTTGCAAGTAATAATCCTAAAAAAGAATTTCCTATTTATAAAACAAAAGATGGTTATAAGTATTGTTTTTCTGTTCCAAGTGGGATGCTTGTTTTAAGAAGAGAAGGTAGAATAAACATTACTGGGAATAGCGGCAAGTCTTCTTGGATAGATTGTGTTGTTCTAAATGCTGTACAGCGTGGTTACAAGGTCGGGATTTGGTCGGGAGAATTGCAGGATTTTCGCTTTCAAAGCTGGATAGACCAAATAGCGGCTGGCAAGAATTATGTATGCAAAAAAGAGGGCTATGAAAACTATTACTATGCCCCAAAGAACATATCTAACCAAATCAACAAATGGCTGGAAGGTAAGCTGTTTCTCTATAATAACAACTATGGAAGTAAATGGCAACAACTGTTTGCAGACATAAAAACACTTGTGGAGAATGAAGGAACACAGCTTATTGTACTTGACAACTTAATGGCATTGCAGATTGATAGTTATGACGGAGATAAGTACACACAGCAGACAAGGTTTATAAATGACTTAAAGGAATACGCCAAAGCAAAGAATATACATGTTATCCTTGTCTGTCATCCAAGAAAAGAAGGCGGTTTCTTACGGAAAGAAAGTATATCCGGCACAGCAGACCTAACAAACCTTGCGGATTCAGTTATCATTATACATCGAATAGGAAAAGACTTTGAGCAGAGGGCAGGGGAGTTTTTCGGTAAGGACAAAGTTATCCCATATCTAAAGTATAACTCTGTAATTGAAGTCTGCAAGAACCGAAGTATGGGAGTGATAGACTTATTGGTAGGCATGTACTTTGAAGTCGAATCCCGTAGGCTAAAGAACGAAATATCAGAGAACATTGTCTATGGCTGGCAGGAGCAACCAGCACAATTGACATTTGAACCGACACCCGAATCTGATGTTTCTGACTTACAAGACATATATGACAATATGAGCAATCAATTACCGTTTGGTAACGAATTGCAGGAATTACCCTTTTAAAATGGAAAATAAAATCGAATTTACGAAAATAGAGCAGTATTTACCGAAAGAAGGCGAAGAAGTTCTATTCCTCTGCGAAAATAATATGATTTTTCACGGGAAATATCTATTAGGTAATTGGTTCATGTATTCACCGGAATATAGTAGCAAAATAATAAGCACTATCTGCCGATTCAGAGTAGTCGGGTGGGTAGGAATAAATAACTTTAGTTTTTAATCAATTAAAAGAATTAATCATGTTAGTACAATTAATGGAAGCAAAAGTTTCTTACGTTAAAATCAACGAAAGAGGCAAGCAAAAGAGAGTAACAGAAAAGTATCTTGTAAACGCTATGAGTTGCACGGAATGCGAAAAGCTGATGAATGAAGAACTGTCTATCTACCAAGCAGAAGAGTTTTCAGTTCTTGCAGTTGGACGGACGAACTTCCAAGAATTTTTGGGAGATAAGGACAAGGAGGACAAGAAGCTGTTTATGGTAAAGCTCAACTACATTACTCTGAATGACGATGGTGACGAGAAGAAGACACCTTGCATGTTGATTGTTGAAGCTGATACAACAGAAGAGGCAACAAACACTGTCAAAGAAGCTATGTCCGCTTCAATGGCTGATTGGAGAATCGAACGAGTTGTTGAATCTAACTATGTGGATATTGTGAACTTGTAGTTTGTAATCTCGTTTATTTTAAGTCGAAAGGGAGGGAGTAACAATCGTGCTTCCTCTCTTTCTTTTAACACAATTACGACCTCTTTTTTTTGGAACTTTCCAAAATTTCAGCTACTTTTGTCACTGTAATCAAAACCAAATTTACAATGAAGATAAAATTTAAGAAGCTGGATAAATCAGTTCCTTCACCATTCAAGAAATACCCATCTGACTTTTGCTGGGACTTATACGCTACTTCATGCGAGGAAATTGCACCTAACGTTTATAAGTATGGATTAGGCATTGCGATAGAAATGGAAAGAGATTGGGAAACTATATTGAAAGGTTCTACTATAGATATGGGATTGAACACGGATATAGATTTATCCAAGTGCCCTTTTCATTTGTCGCTTGACCTTAGACCGAGAAGCAGCGTATGGAAAACTGGTATGGTCTTATCCAACTGTGAGGGAACTATTGATGAACTTTACCGTGGTGAGATGTCAGCTGTATTTTATCATGTTATGCCCTCCATGCCAAAGTACGAAGTAGGAAAAAGAATAGTCCAAGCTAAGATAGGCATTACCTTACCAATCGAATGGGAGGAAGTGAAAGAGCTTTCTGATACCGACAGAGGTGCTAACGGATATGGTAGTACGGGACAAAAATAAGAACCATTATGGAAAAGTGGATAAGCGTAAAAGAATACGCAAGGAGAATTGGCAAGACTACTTCGGCTGTCTATTATATGATAGCTAATAATAAGGTCGAAGCCCGTCACTTTGCCTATGGAAATAAAAAAGGTCACTTAATAAAAGTAGAAGATGGTGAAGATAAAAGTGAATGTGAAGACGAAGAACGATAGTATTCCGTCTGACACTACGAAGAGAAAGATGCCAGTTATTAGAAATCCTAAGATACATAAAGCTCCTCGTAGAGATGATACTAATGTTGGTGATATAAGGGTAAGAATTATTAAGCCCGATACAACTAAGACTAAAACAAAATCAGATACGATTGTCGTTAAAGCTAAAGTAAAAGAATGATATGGATTTGAATAGTTATATATGGTTACTTTCTCCTAAATGTAGGAAAGCTCTTGTTGTACTTACTAAGTATTTCCTTTGTCTTATATTACTATGTGATTATGTTGATAAGTTATCAGCATTTTATAACGGTGATGTATATTTGGGTCAAGATGGTAACTACTATTTCTATACTCCCGTTGCTTTCTTTCTGACACGGATTATCAAAATCACTATTACTCTTAACATCTTTCTATTAATTCTTGGTATTGCATTACGCTTTTGTTGGAGATACTTATTAGGCGTACTTTACATATTTGCAGTATTAATACAACGTGAGTATTTAGATACAATATTCACATCGAACTCTGCGTTTCTGACTATCTGCTACACTAACATAGCAGTCATTCTCGTTATCCTATTCTTAGGTGTTCAACAGTTTATTAGAACACTTAAATAAAGTAAAACATTTGCTTTTTAGTTTATAATATCTTATCTTTGTACTGAACTAAAGACTCATAATATGTTAAAAGCCTATAAATATAGATTGAAGCCTACTAAGGAACAGAGGATATTCTTTGAGAAATCCTTTGGATGTGTACGCTTTATCTATAATTGGGCTTTGGCAAAGCGGATAGAAGCCTATCAGAGTGAAGGAAAGCGGATAAATGCGGTTGACCTATGCAAGATGCTTACCGACTTGAAGAAAGAGGAAGGCATGGAGTGGCTGAAAGAAGTAAGCAATGAATGCTTGCAGCAGTCAATCCGGAACTTGGACAGCGCGTTTACAAGATTCTTCCGTGAGAAGAAAGGCTTCCCTAAATTCAAGTCCAAACATAAGAGCAGAACAGTATATAAAGCCATTAACTCGGTAGAAGTAGACCTGGATAACAACCGGATTAAACTTCCTAAAATCGGATGGGTGAAGCTATCTGAGAATAGAAAGTTTGAAGGAGATGTAAGGTCTGTTACGGTATCTAAAACCAAGACAGATAAATACTATGTCAGTGTATTGGTTGAGGATGGGAAAGAAATTCCATCTAAAGAACCAATAACTTATGAGGGTACAATCGGCATAGATGTGGGAATAAAGGACTTTGCAGTATGTTCAAATGGGGACGTATTTCAAAACCCTAAATATCTTGAAAAAGCTACTGACCGATTGAAGATAATCCAAAAGCGTTTCAGTAAATCCAAGAAGGGAGGGAACAGACATGAAAGACTTAGAAAGCAGTTAGCAAGACAATACGAGAAAGTAACCAACCAACGGACAGACTTCTTACACAAAGTAAGTACAAAGCTCGTTCGCGAAAACCAAGCGATAATCATAGAGGACTTGAACATTGACGGCATGATGAAAAATCATAAGCTTGCACGTTCAATAGGCTCTGTTGGTTGGGCTACTTTCTTTTCCATGCTTGAATACAAGTGTGAATGGTACGGGAAGACTTTAATTCTCATAGGTCGCTTTGAGCCTTCTTCAAAGATGTGCGAATGCGGATATATAAATAGAGAACTTAAACTTTCCGACCGTAAGTGGACTTGTCCCAAGTGTGGAATTACAAATGACAGAGATTTACTTGCAGCCCGAAATATCAAACGCTTCGGACTACAAGCACAGAATTTATTAACCCAACCGATGGCGCAGCGGGGATTGGACGGTGAGAACCCAACTATGGACGACCGGAGTACAAGCTCCCTAAGAAGTAGTGGCTCGATGAAACGTCAAATTATTCAAGTGTAAGCTTGGATATAAACGCCTGATATGTAGCTATGGGAACTAAGGATAAACTACAACAGCTTTGCAGAAAGTATCTGAAAAAGTTGTACCGGAAAGCGAGAGATATCGGTCTTGATGAATTTGTCGAAAAGACTATTGCCGAAAACGAAAATGGACGATGCACAGCCACAGTAGAACAAGTCAATATGCTGGCTTCTCTATGTGGGGATGATAGAATAAAAAGGGAGGAAATTCCCAACTTACTCGGTCTGTCATACCGGAAGTGTAACGAACAAAAGATTTTTAAAAGAATACGTAAATTTAAAGACAAAGGTATCTACTCCAAAGTAGATGCTATAATACTAAAAGACCAAATGATATGAAGAAGATTAGACACAATTTCAACAAGGGGATAAAGCTGCATTTAGCTTGTGCAAATGACTTTCTTATACCAGTAATGAGTTGCATATATTTCAAAAATGGATATGCAATCGCCTCCAACGGCAAGATATTAATCAAAGCCTGCCTAAATGAGATTTGCAATTTTAGCGAAGAAGAGAAGGAATTTCTGGAAGGTAAACTAATTAGTGCAAAAAATTTTAAGGAAATCATCAAGCATACTATTATTGAGATTGAAGAAGATGGTTTTCACGCTATATATGACGATTGGGATATAAAGTATAAGTTTGTAACTGTAGACATGAAATATCCCAATTATAACGAAGTTATAAGTCAATTCAGACCGGGATTTATGGAAAAGGTACTTATTGACCCACTTAACATTGAATTGATAGCCGATGCTTTGGATGCAAGAAAAGGCATAAGATTCCATTTCCCTAAAGATGATAGCAAAGGAATTAAGATTACATTTTACGACAAAGAGTTATCTCTATCCGAAGCTCTTCTAATGCCTAAACTTGACTATTGATATGACTGAGCAAGAATACAAGGACTTGGCAAATAGTCAACCAAAGTATTACTATGAGCCAAGAGGAAGAGAGTGGGCTTTATATGAGCGAGAAAAGGACGGTATGGGAGGAACTAAGATATTTGAGCATTGGAACAGAGAAGTTGTCCGTAAGCGATGCTATGAATTGAATGGATGGGATTATAAGCCGGGCAATTATATAGGGCACTTATATACAAAGTGACACTTAGTATATAACCTAATGCCAATGTAGCGAAAACCAAGCTACGCAGAGTGATTTAAAATAGTATTAACCCAACCGATGGCGCAGCGGGGATTGGACGGTGAGAGCCCAACTATGGACGACCGGAGTACAAGCTCCCTAAGAAGTAGTGGCTCGATGAAACGTCAAGTTATTCAAGTGTAAGCTTGGATATAAGCGCCTACCAAATATTGTAGGTAAGTCATACCGATTCTGTCTGACTGGTAATCTTTTCAAGAGAATACGAAAATTTAAAGACAAAGGACTTTATTCCAAAATAGATACTTTGTTATTAAGTGAAGAACTAAAAACCAAATGATATGAAAATACTGATTGATATTCCCGATTGCTTCCTTGATGGGGACGATACTATGGTGAACATAGAAAGTGAATCTTTCTCATATTGTAGGCTGAACCAGACCTATCACGGTTCACAAGATTCATTGGATGATGAAGTCAAAAGTAAACGACTAAAAGAGTTATGCTATGATGTATGCGATATTTTTATTACAATGATTAAGGAGGAACTAATATGTTTGAAGAAAAAAAAATAGGTGAAAGATTTGAGTATGATGGAGTAACCTTAGAAGTGGTAAATGTGCTTGATTTCCCTTGTGAAAAATGTTTCTTTTATCAGAAAGAATGTAATAATATATACTGTTTACCGCGTACGAGAAAAGATAAAGAGAATGTATGTTTTAGAGTGGTTGAAAAGGAACATATTAGTACCGTTCAAGACTGCGAACTGGCAGTTAGAGTAACCGAAGAAAAGGCTATTGAAGCGGCAAGGCAAACGATAGCAGATATCTTTAACGAAGTACATGGTATTAATCAGACTATGTACTTGGAGGACTTTGTAGCAAGACTTAAAAAATAAAAGATGGCAGTGAAGTTTAGACATAAAGAAACTGGCTTGTTTTGGTGTAGGGCAAAAGGTCGTTCTCCGTCAAGAAATGAATATTATGAATTAGGGGAAGAAAGTATCTTTAGAAAAAGGCATTTATCTAAGCGTGGAGCGATTTACGAAACCGCTACTGAAAAGCAAAAACGAGAATGGATTGGTAAAAAACATGCCGATGATTTTGAAATTGTTAAAGTATAATGTTATGGTAAGAAAAATAAAATTTAGAGGAAAGGACATTGATACGGGAGAATGGAGATATGGATATCTCTCTTTCTTCTATACTGCCGGAAGGGATAAAAACGGATTTATCCTTACGGATAAAGCACAAATATATTCCCAAGAAGACGGACGCTGCTACGACGTATTGGCTGAAACCGTTGGGCAGCTTACTGGAAAAACCGACAAGAATAGAAAAGAAATCTACGAACATGATTTGCTTCAAGACGAAGAAGGAGTTATTTATGAAATTTGGTATTCGGAAGAAAAGGCGTGTTTCATGGCAGAAATGGTAAATCCTCAAAATGATATGGTAGATATTCTTGGAGGATATGGCACTGAAAGATGTTTTGAGATAGTAGGTAACAAATTTGATAATCCTAATTTGTAAAACGATGAAAAAACAAACTTGGAAAATGCACTTTAATAAAGGAGTGCCATGTACATGGTAATATATTAACTTAGACATTATGATAATAGACACCGAATTTAATGTAGGAGATACAGTGTTCTACCTACAAGGATATACAATATGTATAACTACTATTAGTAGTATAAGTGTTGAATGGTCGTATGCAGATGATAGATTTGTAATGGTTTATAAACTTGCAGATGGTTCTACTTCTTTGAGGAATGATTATCCCAAGTGGAACAGACCATTGTTTCAAACCCAAGAAGCCCTTTTTAAATACTTACTAAAAGAGAATAATTTACATGAAAAATCAAACATTGTTGATTGAACAGATGCAGCATTTGCAGAAGATAGGAGTAGATACAAGCAACGCAAGTATGGTATTAATTGCTACAGATAATGATGGCTGTATTTTAGATTGGGGAGAAGCATTAGAATATGTGAATAGTAAAGAGCAAGATGTTTACTTTAATCTATTGGATGCTGAAACGGGAGATTACGACCATTCATATCGGGAAGACTGTGGAGTGTTCACTTTGCAAGCAGCTTATGAAATCTTATGTTGGTATATGGAAAAGGAATACTTAAAACTTATAAAACCCTATGTAGTTAATGAAAGTTAATTATGGGGGGAGGGGAATTTCTAAATTTGTATCTTTATATCAAGTTTAATCAATTAATTTACAATCAAATGGGAATAGCAAGAGATAAGAACAATAACCACATGCAAGCAGTAGTTATAGACACTGCATATAATGTGGAGCAAGGACAAACTCTCAAATTAGGAGAGGGACTTTACCGATTTGCAGCTTATGAAGATACTACCTTCAATATGCCGTTTGAAGACCCTAATCACGAAAGACCAGTCTTAGCAGCTATCTATATGCCTGCTGGCAGTGTCGAATACTTTTATGTCTATGATGGCACTCTTTCTGTTGTAGAAGGAAAACTCAATATCATGGGTTCTGACATTCAAACAAATTCATAGCCTATGTTAGTAAATGTTGGTAAACTAATGAGCCATACATCAACTAAGGGAGGGGGAGGAGTTAAGCACCCATTCAATCCTTCTTTAGTTGATGCGTGGTTTATGAGTGGGCTTTCCAATAGCGACAAGCCTACTCAAATAGTTGGAGTAAAGAAGAATAAACTCCAACTAAAGAACTTCGCCTATGCTCTGAATAGCGGGTTTGGAAAGTATGCTGTAAACTGGAATGGTTTTGCAAAAACTACAGCAAACGCTAATTTCACCAACACCGATTCTTCTATTCACATAACGGAAATATTGGTAGCAGACGGAAAGTTTTTACAGACATCTGTAGACGCAACAATATCTTCATACAAAGTAAAGGTGGAAGGCATAACGGATAATATAAAGTTAAGATATGTATCTTATGCCGAAGACGGTACCGGAACATACACCTATCTTAAGAATGGTATCAATAACCTGCCAATATCCTACAAGAAATATACCGGGTTTGCTGCATCTGTAGTTGGTACTTGTAATATCACCATTACCCAACTGCCATCTGCCTATGAGGATGCACTGGTATTCGATGGAGTGGATGATTACGGTATATGTACTGGACTTCCTATTCTTGACGATTATACAGTGATATGCAGGAGGGTACTTGAAAACAATACTAAAAATGTTGTTGCTTCAAAATCAGTTGTTGCTGGTAATGGAGCATTCATTTTTGAATACGGAAATGATTCTACATATTCTTTCAGTGAATATACGTCTGGTCTGGCTGTAAATTTAAAAGATTCCGTTTCGTATCAAGCTAAAAATTCCTATAACGGGAGTACGATTACGGTAGGCAATGCAGACGATACTGATACATTGACTTTAGGTATTATAAGAGAGAGAGACAGTAGACTTTTGAAAGGAGCTATCTATTATTTCGCTCTTTACAACAAGTCTTTGACACCAGAAGAAATAGAAACCGAGAAAGAAAGACTTAATGAAGAATGGTTGAAAAGAAGCAAGGTCACGATACCGGAACCAGACGTCTATTACGACTTATCACTTAAGGACAATTCTTCTCCTACCCGTAACATCATAGACGATTTGTCGGGTAATGGACATGATGCAGAGATATTCAATGCAGCGTATACAGAGAGTAGCGGCTACAGGTCAGACGGTGCTTTTGTCTTTGATAGTATAGATGATTATGCGATAATGCAGAATGTTACGAAAGGATTCAAGACGTTGTTTATGGAAGTAATACCATCTTTAACTACCGATAAAAGTGGGTTCCTATACGACCAAAGAGTAGGTCAGACAAGTTTTGGAATAAGTATTTCATTAAATCATATAGCATACAATGCTTATAACTGGGGTGGAGTAACTTACATAAACAGAAAGCTGAATACTACTATGAATGGGAAAGAGGTCTATTTGAAACATCAAATTATCACGATAGTGAACGGTACAGATTTAAAGCCGCAAAAGGTGGTTCTTGGGGGTGATATAGGATTGTCCGGATATTTTTCAAACATGGCTCTCTACAAGCTTATCGGTTTCTATGACGAACTCACACCTTTGCAAATTGAGAAAGTAATTAATGACTATAAACTAAAATATAATTGATTATGAGATGGCTGGAAATACCTATTGAGGACTTAAAACAGTTCGACAAAGACTGGGAAGTCAGAAGAAAGAATGTAGACGAAACAAAAGCTCTTTTGCATGAGGGAATATATAATGAACTTGTACCACAAGTTGAACCATTATCAGAAGAAGGAGAACCGATAGTCTATCCCTATCCACTTCTTGACAATCAAATGGTAGAAGCTCTGTTGGAAACCTCTGAGTGGTCTAATCCGTATGAATAAGGCTATACTTGTAGGATGGATTACTGACATTAGAGAAGTCGGTAGTTATGGGGTAATGGTGAAACTCAAAACTTGCGAAAAGGGTTTTACTACCCAAAAAGGCTATAAGGTAGCTGATAGGATAGATTATCATGTATGCCTTGCAAAAGGAACAATGACACGATACATTCTCGACAACTTCAATGTAGGCAACTTAGTTGAACTTACTGGGAAGATATACAACAAGCTGGAAGAAACCAAACATGGCGATAAGGTTCAGTTAACCAATATCCACATACAGACAATCAATCTGTATTCTCTGAACAACATATCTCCGGTTTCAAAAAGCAATGGTGATACAAAATCTGTAGAAAATCCCGATTTATATTTTGAATAACTAAAGTTTATTGCTACATTTGTGCTACAAACTTTTGGTTCATAATATAACAGCATTTTAAACCTATTCTTTAGCTGGCAAATTGCATTTCTAATTTTCTTGTGGGGAGGGATTAAATTCTCTCCCTTATTTTTTGGAACTTTCCCAAATTTGGCATATCTTTGCTTCATCTTAAAACAGAAAATCAATGGAGAAAAAGAACTACTTAGACGATTGCCTCGCAACGCTTCAAATTCCGTCACTTCCTAAAAAAACATGGGACAAGGTTTCCGAATTTAACAAAGGAGTTTGCCTTGTAAGACGGATTGACGGAACAGAAAACTATGCAATTTGTCGGTACAATAAAGAGAAGGACGAAGCTGTCAAAGTCGTTAAAGATTTCTGCTTGTCGACATTTACAGAAATTCTTGAATGTTATCCAATTCCCGACTTTGTGGAAGCTGACATTGAAAGTATGGACTTGGACGAAGCCAATAAAATGGCAATGGAAGAGTTGCTGGAAGAACGCCAAGAAGCTATCATGGAAGATGTCAAAGTTGAGGAGGAGAAATTGCCGGAGTGGATATACCCATTCATCAGCAACCGGAAAGAAGCTCTTGCATTCCTTAAAAGTAAGAGAATAAGAAACGCCCACTCTCTGAAATCTGACGAAGCTGTCAAAGCTAAATTGTATTTAGTTTACGAGGACGAAAAAAAGAAAAATAAATAACAGCATTTATATATAAAGTATTACTTAGCTTTTATAAATAAATGCTAATGTAGCGAAAACCAAGCTACGCAGAGTGATTTAAAATAGTATTAACCCAACCGATGGCGCAGCGGGGATTGGACGGTGAGAGCCCAACTATGGACGACCGGAGCGCAAGCTCCCTAAGAAGTAGCGGTTCGATGAAACGTCAAGTTGTTCAAGTATAAGCTTGGATATAAACGCCTAACCCAAAGTGATATATGGATATTTCAAAAATGAGCAAGGCACAGCTTGTAAAACTCATAGGTACTTCCTATGTATTCGTGCCAAAGACCAAAGGACACATGTATTGCAGACTGGACGATAGAGGAATTTCTATTGCAGTTACCGACGATTACTCAGTTGTGTCTACCAACTTCCATAGAAACGTATTTACCAATGTAGTAAGTGGCGGTTATTCTAATCCTTATCTGTGGCTTAGAACATTCTGTGAGTGCATCGAAGCAAACAAACAGTTCGGAGAAGTTAAGGACAAGAATGGGAATGTACAAGGTTTCAGCTTCTCTCAACTGATGGAACATGCTGACGAAATGCCGGAAGAGATTGTTAAGGTATTGCAGCATACAGAGCGATGGATTTATACGCTTTCCGAGCCAGCCTTTGCCGTTGGAGGAGATACATTGCAAGTCACCAATGTAATGTGTATGTACTTCTCATACTTGGCAAAAAGTAATACCATGCTCATGCCAGCACCTTCCGATATTTCTCGCAACGAATTTTATCAGAAGTATATCGAAACTATCCGCTATCTTTCTCTTGAAACAACGCTTGATGAAGAAAAGGTAAAAGATTTGAAGGAACAAATCTGCAACATCGAACGTGAGGCAATGAATAAGATTGAGATACTGATTAAGGATAATGGTGGTGAATTTAAACAATCAATTGCCATTCCTAAAAGAGAGGTCGATGAAGGAGAAGCCTTAAACGAAATGAAGAATGATAACGTGGAGTAACATTGTTGCGGTCGTAATAGGCATGGCATTTATATACTGGCTATACAAAATTAGCGATTATGGAAATCCTTTTATAGCTGGCTTTATGAGCGTTTTATGGTTTTTCTCTCTAATCATTTTTTACGCGATTTGGGGAGGAATATTTTGGAGGTAATTAAACTAACAACATGAGTAAGATAGAAAGATTTAAAGAGATAGTTGCTGAAATGGCAACGCTCTACGAAAATAAGAACAAAGATTATGGCGATTCATTCGGCAAGTCTATCAAAGAGCATGGCAATATAGCTGGCATTGTTCGCATGGAAGATAAGTTTAACCGATTGAAGTCATTGCTAAATAGTAATGAGAAACCTAATTATGAATCGGTGTCTGATACGCTGACTGACCTTGCAAACTACGCTATTATGATGCGTATTGAACTTGAAGGTAAAGAAGGTACTTCTCAAAAGGCTACTCAATTTGAATGTAAGGTAGATGCAGACCTATCATCTCTTGCCAGTCAAATCATGACTTGCCCACACAAAAGTCTGTCAGAGGACGGAGCAGAGGAAATAAATAAAGCTTTGCGCCAGATATTGGCAGATTTAGAAGAAACAGAGAGAATCTTTAAAGAACCTTTTGAAGATTCAGATATAATCAAAGAAAAGATATTAAAGTCTTTAGCTAATAGGTTCAAAGAAATTGCCGATGATATATTTTGTACAATAAAATTCTAAATGGCACTTATATACAAAGAGGCACTTAGCTTTTTATAAATGCTAATGTAGCGAAAACCAAGCTACGCAGAGTGATTTAAAATAGTATTAACCCAACCGATGGCGCATCGGGGATTGGACGGTGAGAACCCAACTATGGACGACCGGAGTACAAGCTCCCTAAGAAGTAGTGGCTCGATGAAACGTCAAATTATTCAAGTGTAAGCTTGGATATAAGCGCCTACCGTCTGTGAAGATAGTTTAGATTGATTTTCAATTTTTCATTAAGAGTGATTTTAATATTCTTATACCCTTCTTGCTTGTGAAAGTAGGAAGGTTTTTTGGAACTTTCACAGATTTTATCTACTTTTGTAGTGAAGTCTAAACTTAAATATTTAACGAAATGGCTGGAACAACTTTTACCAACAAGCGACTTTCCTATCATGTGTCTAACACAACTGGCACTATCACATTGGAAGGTGACGCTACAATCAATTCACAATCATTGATTGATTCATTCAACGGTAGTGTAAACTCTACTACCGGACAGTACGGCAACTTCTCTTATTCTGAATCCGATGGGGGACAAGTAAACAGAAGCTACAACGGCTCAAAGGACATCGAAGTAGAGGCTTGTGACCTTATTGATTCTGTAATTGAAGACCTCAAAGCAGAAGCGTTGAAATAATGGTTAATTACGAGCAGACAAAGAGTTTAATGAAATCAAGAGGGGTAGATAACCTCTCTCCTCTTGACTTCTCTTTTTCTATGATGGTAGCCATTGGTATCAATGAGATACAATCCTATATGGTTACTATCAGAGGGAAAGAGTACGAAAAGAAAACCGAAGAACAAATACCTAAGTTCCGTGAAAGATGTAGCTTGGAGGTTACAGACTATCTTAAACGGACGGACATTAAAGAAACTATAAGGTTTCTTAGGGCAGAGCATGATAGAAATATCAAAGATACTGCCTTGCAGCTTGAAGACATTGACTTCAACGCAGAAGACCTAAGAAAGATATTAGCGAAGTTCTTGAAAGAGAAATACAAGGATATTGATGCAGCCGACGCAAAGGACTTGCTCAACGCTATCAAAATATACGTGGATAAGTTCGGAGATTCCGGAGAGGATGGGGTTGCCAAGTTCAACCGACACTTTATCCAAGTTTATCCTCCTTATAATGCTGTATGTCCCAACTGCGGAAAAGAAATTGACCTCCCTCGTGGCGTCAATTCTAAATGCAAGCATTGCGACCATCAGTTTGTATGGAGCGAGGAAAAGGAAAGATACTATTAACATGCCTTTATTTATTAAAACTTTGTAAGTTATTCATTTTGAGCATCGGTTTGTGAAAATAGATGCTTTTTATAGAAACATTTTAAAAACAATATAATAATGAAAACATCTAAAATTGTAAGCGTTTATAAGACAATGAACGACAGCAAACTCACTAAGATGGAGGATGCTGACAAGTTTAAAGTTATTAAAGCATTACGTGCTATTAAGCCAATCAGTGAAGGCTATGAGGAATTTGTCAAGCTGACACACGAGAAGCTGAAAGACGATAAAATGGAAGAGATGCAGAAGAAAGCCCAACACTGGCAGGAAATGCAATCACAAGGGAAGGAAGTCGAATATTCTTTTGAGGAGCGCAAGGAACTCAATGAATATTTCCAAAACTTCAACAATACCATTGAGAAGCTGATGAAAGAAGAGGGCGACAAGGAGAACGAACTCACCTATGACAAGTTGAGTGAGGACGCTTTCGGAAAGTACATCGCTTCCAACGACTTCAATGTAAGTACCATCATGGACTTGCAGGAAGTTCTTGTAGGAGAATAGTATTTGTTGCATATTACATAGTTTATTTAGAGGTTAGGGGGAGCTTGTGAAAGTTCCCCTTTTCTATTGTTACGTTATTGGTAGTAGAGGCACTACGGAATCTGTATATCTCGATGAATCAAGAGTAACCCAGACCTTATAGGATTCGTCTGCTTCTATATCAAATATCTTTCTAATAACTGTGTATGTTTCACCAGCAGCCACAGTGAATGTTCCTAACTCTAATTTTGTTTCACCAAGCATCAGTGGGTCAAACAAGTCATATTTAGCGAAGCGAACCCACAGCCAATTATTAGTAAAGGTCTTGCTTGAACTTGTCGGGTTCTTGACTTGGACAGTCACGGTCAATGCAGTTGCAATCATTCCAATACCAGCATTGATGATGATATTATATGTGGTACTTACTACTTGTATCTCGGCAACCTTAGTATTTGGCAAAGTGAAATAGCCAGCAGCCTTATCCGCGTCCAGTATGCCAAGTTTTACAGTAGACAAGAACGGATAGACATTATATGTGTTTACTGGTAATCCATTTGTAGGCACTTTTACTTGCATTGTACCCGGACTATCAGCAGTCAGTCGTTGCGACCTTGTTCCTCCTTTCTGAACCATATATACACCAAAGTACATATCCCCTAATGTATAAGTCACACCCTGCCATACCAATCCACCTATATCACTTAACGATAGACTTTCTCCCGTTGAAGATGATGGATTATAAGCTACTGTGGCAAAAAAGGTGCTGCCACTTAGATTATCTACTTGCTTTGGGACTGTAAACGAGTGAATTGGCGCCATTGCTTCCGGCATATACCCTTCAAAGTCAAGAAGCCGGAAAGGTGCATTGCTTCCTCCTTGTGGCGGTGAATACTTATATCCATTTGCTCCGTCAGAAGTCATTTTACTTACTATATCCTTATAAGTACCAGCCTGCGCACCGCTTGTATCAATACCACAATTCCCATTACTACTTTTCCACCAATTTGAGTTTGTAAGATTAATATTTTCTGATGGGTATATTACGGGCTTATACTTTGCCCACATATTTGTTTTACCATGAGTATTCTTGCACAAATAACCTAAATCATAACTTGATACACCCAATGCTGTGCGGACATCATCAATACTAACGGGTGCTACGATTTTCCCACTTGATATTGGCATAAATAAACTATTTAGTTCTTGGAGAACTTGGTAAGAAACATGGCTTTGTGCTACCCATAGCAGCATTGAAGCCGTTAACAACTCTCATTTTCTTTTTCATATCATTCTTTATAATACATTGTATCTTAAACTTTTACACAAAGATAAACATAATTATTCACAAATGCAAGCCACCAAGTTCTCCAAGAACTTAATACTTGCGATATGTCAAATAGCGGAGGAAAGATTACAGCACCAGTAAGCATAGAAGATGTGCGTACTGTTTTAGGCGTTTCAAGCTATGACTTGGGTACACTGTGCAAAAACAGTAACGGTAAAATAAACAAATGGTCTAAATATAAACCAGTCAGACAGCCGTTTGTAGTTGCGAAAGGAGGTAACTATGTCAGTTAATAGTGGAAGATTAATAGCTCCATTAAATATTGGAGTAGATATACCAGCAGCAATAGGTTATTCAAGTACCGATTTAGGAACATTATGTAAAGCAGATTCTATTAATAAATTTGCAAAGTACAAGCCAGTTAGATATGCTAAATTTAGCGAGTTAACTCCATTAGAAAGAAAATCTACAAATTATGGATTGTCTTGTTATGAAGTTCCAGCTTTAGTAACAGAAATGGTAAGTTCAATACCTACTACTGGAAAATGGGGATATACAAAACCTAATGAATATTATAGAGCAACTGACTTTTTAAATGAAGACCATCCTACTAATTTTGGATATAATCATTCAGCAAAAGCTCCTGCTTCTGGATTTAAAAATATAACTATTTATAGTGATGAAATAAATAGTTTGCCTACCTATACATTTAATGCTAAATTTGGAGATAGTTCTTGGGAAGGTATTGGAGATACTTCGGGAATAGAAATCCCATTAAATCAACTTACTATAATAAGTGGAATGCCAATTTCAAATGGTAATTGGAGATTTGGATTAGCAATATATTTCCCACATGAAAACGGAGGTTATATTGTTCAATATGCTTCACATGAGAAAGCTATTACCTCTTTAAGTTCTTCTGCTGATATTTCTAAAATGATTATTAATCTATCATTATCAGATAGAGTAAAACAGTATATAAAATCAGCTATTGATAAGAATGTAAAAACATTAGATGCTATTCCATTCATAGGCTATAATCTAACTTATGTAACTACTGACCCAGCAGGCAAATACTTCCGTTTCTTAGGAGGAGGAAGAGCTTTTTGTATGCCAGAAGGAGAGAAAATTACTATTAATATAAAAAATGCTTCCGAAGTTTATAATGTAAAAGTTACTGGTGGATATGTAATGTATTATAATATCGATGCAGGAAATAGAAATTTTGCATTGAATGAAGGTGGAATAAGTATTTGGACTAAACCTAAAAATAGTTATTCTTGTGGTATGACTGTAATATTTAATTTATCTTATAACTCTACTGGAAAATTATTAAATGCTTCTAATGTATATTTAGGATTAGAAACTACTTATATTAATCAAGCTGGCTCTATTGAAATGATGAAAAATGGGACATGGACTGCTGTAACATCTGTTGCAAGTGCTGGAACTTATAGAATAACAGCAAGAGATAGCTATACGGGAGGAACAAGAACTGCTTTATCTACACTCTTAAATAATTTACCTTCTTATACTACTACTAATAATATTCAACCAGTATTAGGAATATGGGTTAGATTTGAAGTAAATGGGGTAAATGTTGATAAAAAAGGAGCTTCCATAACAGTTAGAATGTTAGACCCATTATAAATCTTGCTCATATCAATAAGTTTTCGTATATTTGCAATAGATATAGAACTTAACTTGATAGGTTACATGATTTTTTTATTCATTTTTAAAGCATTTGCTGGGAAGTAAGTGCTTTTTTTATTAAAATAAGTTTTCAAGATATAGCAGTTGAAGAGCGATATTTTACATTGCCAGATTCATTAATTATTAATATTATCTGTATTGGCATTTTAGTATTAGATGAAATTACTTGTAAAACATAATCTGTACCTTCAATGTCAGAGCTTTCGTATGCTATAATAATATTGTAATAAGCAGAAGGAGTATTCAACAATGAAAGTGTTATTTCTTCATTTGTCTTTCCGGTAACGTCAATACCATTATCTAATAATTCTTTAATTTCTGGACTATCCTTCGTATATGGAGTATCAGCATATTTATTTGCAGAAGGGGCAAGAAATATGTCTTGTAGCCATTGAGGTAATGGTTTATTACCCCCCCCTAGTTTAGAGTCGTAAAACTTTTCAGCCAAATCATCATCCATTAAAATCTTTCTTAACTTTTCCATTTTATTCTAATATTATTAAGTTGTCATTAGCATCTATCTGAATCCCAACAAACTTCATTTGGGGCAAGGAAATTATTCCAAGTATTTCAAGTCCCGTCTCCCTCTTGATACTTGAACGGACTCCCGATATATCGGCAATAAGAAATTGAGAGATGTCTTTCCCCTCTAAATTCGCAAAGGTGTTGCAGTAGTACACATCTTTCATTTCTCCTCCAGCACCAACTATCGTACCTGGAAATCTACGTCCTTTGATAAGTCCGTACTTCTTAACTTTGTCCTCTGCAATTAAAGCAACACTTGCACCCGTATCTATCAAGAAATGGGCTGGCTTACCATTTACCGTACATTCAACGATAAGCCTCTTGTCGGAAAGTGATTTAATCTGTTTCATAGGATGGTATTTTTAACGATTAAAGATAAGTATTCTCGTCTACACGGTGCATCTTCAAAGTACCCATAATATAGTTCCGACCAGTAGGACGATTAACTATTATAGTTGTAGGTTCGTAAGAATCCAAACATACAAACTTGCTCTCTGCACCAGCATATTCAGATTTGATAGTCACTTGGTGACTCGTCATATAACTAATGAAGTTCTTGTGAACCGCACGGACATCAACTGTACTATCATGGAAATCGTCTATGATAAACGAAATCTCTACATCGGGATTTTTGTAGCACACTTTATCCGGTACAAAGACATCCTCCTTGTTGCTGTTAATCCAAGAAGCCGTATAGATATTCTTGGGTTCTCCTTGTGCAAGAAAGCCGTCCATCTTCAATATACGAAGACCTTTCCATTTGACTGTAAAGTCAGTATAGTTTTCGATACCAGCTTTTACGAAATATATGTTTGCTCCTATCATTACAGTCTTAAATCTTTAGTGAACATTTTTACTTTACCATCATTCTCTAAAACCTTCACTTCACATTTGGGAGAATACATATAGACTACAACATTACTGTGTACGTCTACATAGTCAATAGTCAAAACACTTTCATCAAACAGATAGATACGTATGGCATTGAATCCGTCTAATTCCAAGTGAACATTAGACTTATTGGATATATATATAGTTGGGCATTTAGTTTCTTGTACCGATATGCGGCTATCACATTGGACGAAGTGAGAAACGTCCTCTTTTAAGGTTATATAATCGTGATTATCTACCCACATAGAGTAAGTATAACCATCCACTTCATCTACATCGTTAAAAGTGTGCTTCCCATTTATATAGTCAGCAAACTCCCTTTTCAAAAAGTCTACGGACATTCCCCAGCCTTCATACATTGAAGTTGCCATATATGGAATACTCTGTTGCTGCAAGGCAAGCTGCATAAGCTTCTCTCTATCCTCCTTGCAGGCTTTCCACTCCTTATTGTACTCGCTACACAAGTCCCGTAACAAAGAGTTTTTGTAAAAGTATAGTAAGTTATGCTCCATCATTCTTCTTTAAACAAGGAAACTATAAAATCACGTCCAGCACCCGTCCACCTTCTATCATAAATAATGCGTCCGTTATCTAATACAGTTTGCTTAACAGAAGTGTAACCTAAGTCGGCATACTTGGCATATAATAGCCATGTACCGTTTTGCTTAAACTGAACTTCCATCTTAGCTAACCGATTGTTAAGTTCTATTGCAGACCTCAAACCAACTTCCTTTGCAATCTCGCCAGCAGTATAAGTTTTAGAATCATGCACCAAGCGTTTAACATTGTCTTGTGCCTCCTTAGCTTCAAGTAACGCCTGCTGTTTTGCTTCATACTCCAAAGCCCATGCTCTTGCGGCTTCTGCCGGATTATTGAAGTTAGGCAATGTGATACCGGAAACAGCCTTCTCCTCACATGTAATGAAATACTTTCTTGCCTGCTTTCCTCGTTCATTGTTTTCAAGCATTGACAACTCCTTAGCCATTCCAATTGACAGTGCATATTCTATTTTACTAACTTGCTGATTATCAGTCTTCATAAAATTATGATGTCTGATATTCAATAAGTTACCTTGATAGTCAAAGCAAAGTACTTCAAAATCTTTTCCTTCCTCAAAATCATATCTACTGATTCTCCCTTTTATCCAATCAGCAAATTGTTGCTTGCTTTCAAGAAAAGCATGTAAATCACGTGCGTTAACCGCTTTTTGTCCGTTGTTCTCTTTAATAGGAATCAATATTCCTAAATCATTATTTTCTTTCATATTTACGATGTTTATACGGTATTAATAATAGTGAGGGAGAAGTGCACCGTAACCACTTTCAACAAAGGAGCGACCTTTATCTATCTCCCTCACTACAAATATACTAATTAATCGGGTAATATCCTAACATTTACACCATTTCCTGCGGCAGTAGAAATATTTACCGTCCAAACTTGAATGGCTTGAAGTATCTGATAACTACTTCTCATTTGAAGTAACATCTGCGACATCGTTCCTGCATTGACATTAGTCATATCCCATATACCCTGCATGATAGTAGTTTGCTGAAATACTTGCTGGCTTACCATATTCATATAGGCTTCTAATGCACCAGCAGTTTCTTCGGTCACCGAAGAGATTCCTTTCTGTAAGGAAGAAAGGGCTGCGTCTTTCACTCCACTACCGAACTCTATACCAAGCTGACCCATCAAGTTTTTTAAGTCCTCGTTTATCAAAGGAATTAGCTCTTTACCCAAGTCAGCTATCTGTTTGGCTTCTTCGGTGGTAATACCTACACCGCCAGCAGAGTTTTCTTCGGTAAATCTCTGAACCATAGCAAACATACTCTTCAACCGTTGTCCGACAATCTCAGAAGCAAGCGACTTGACAATCATATTTGTTATTAAATCATCAAAGCTTTCCTCTAAATTTGCCATTGTATCAGTTCCTTCCTTCCAAGCTGAAATCCAAGAATCGGCAAAGCTTTCTGCGGCAGATTTTACATCTGTACCGAGCAAAGTGTTTACTATATTAGTAGTAGCATCACCAATGGCATTCTGTAAGTCGGTAACTTGACCCTCTAATTCTATGATTTTGTCTTGGTCGCGGTTTTTCTTCTTCCGGCTCTTTTCAAGTTGAAGCTGACGTTGAACTTCTGCAAGCTGTGCCTTCTGATTTGCAATAGCTGCCTTCTGCGCTGAAATTTCAGCTTTACCCATCGACTTATCAACAGCACGTTCAAGATTCTTATAAGCGTTCTCTAATTGCTTAACTCTTCTCTCACTCTTTTCAACCTCTCTTGTAATTTTCTTGTTCCCGGCATTGAATATGGCTGATACTCCTTTCCAGATACCACCAACAGCCTTTATACCACCGCTAATAAAATTGCCCGACATTATATCTTTAACTCCATCAGCAGCTTGGGCAACTCCTTGTATAGTTTCTCCTACTGTTGAGATAGTATCAGTGACACCTTCCGAAAATCCCATCTGCTCAAATATATTCCCTACAGAACTTACCATCATTCCAAGTTCTTCTATATTAGCTAATAAGTCTTTAAAAGGATTTTCGCTTTCTTTCAGCTTATCTTTTAAGTTTTTAACTTGGTTGGCAAGAGCAGCAAATGGGTTACGAGAATTTACTTCGGTCTTTAAAGCCTTAATCCGTGCTAATAGTTCTTTGTATTGGTCTATTGGCATATTAGCTTTATTAGCCTCTGCAAACTTAGTTATCTCGTCAATCATTTGATTTAAAGAGATAGTACCTATAATACTTAAGTCTTGAAACGACTTCTCCCAAGCATTGGAAGTATTCTTCCATTCCTCAAAAGCTATCTTAGTCTTTTCTTGTTCCGCACCAGTATCAACAGCAAGAGAGAGCTTTGGGGCTTTCTCGTTTATAAAGTTTTGTATTTCTTCAATCTCACTTTCTATCTCTGCTCTTACATTGGGGCTTTCGGTCACAGACAACTGCAATTCCAGCTTTGCCAAATCAGAAGTTGCCTCAGTAACTCTATTGGAGATAGAAGCTTGGTCTTCCAAACGTTTTCTTTCGACCTCTGCTATCTTATCCTCCATTTCAGCGTACTTGTCTGCAATAGACTGGAAGTTCTTGAAATCATCCAATGCAGCTTTCTTGATAGTATCGCTTAATCTTTTCTGAATATCTTCAATAGCCTTTGAAGCATCACTCTCACTCTTAACCATAGTGTTAAGAGAACTTTGCCAACTCTTAACCCTTTCATCATTAGGATTCTTATTGATTAAATCCTGCAATGTTTCTTGTTCTTCTTGGAAGGATGAAACCTTTTCCCTCAAACTATTCAATGTAGCATTAACATCAGCTTCTAACTGTTCAAGTGAAACAGGGTCATACTCAAACAAACCAGCGAACAGTGAACCGAACTGCCCAGCATTCTCTATATCCAATTCAAGCTCATAGCCTTGAAACATTCCCTCAATCTTGCGTTTTGCCAAAGCAACACTTGCAGAGTTTATAGAGATAGAATATTCAATCTCACTTTGTGCTTCCTTCCCAGCAACCAACTGTTTAGCTTCTGGCGATTTGAGGGTTTCAGCTATCTTATTATAAAACTTTGGAGCGCTACCTTTATCAAAGGTAATCAAGTCGTTAATATCAACACTAACACCTTTAAAAGCATTGTCGAATAAGTCTTGGTAAGCTTCCTTTACCTTTTCAGCAGCATAGGTTATATTGCCAGTGTCTTTCACAAGCTGTAAGAACTTCTTTTGAATATCATCTACCAGCTTAATCTGTTGCTTCAATAAATCCATTTCCTCCTTCTTCGCCTTGTTCTTCTCCTTTTGAGTGCTAAGGTCGAGATTCAACGCAGCGGCAATTTGTCTTGCAACTTTCAAACGGTTGGCGACATATTCTTTTTCTTCGGGACTTGCAGTAAGACCTTTAGATATTTCTTTTTGTTGTGCAGTAAGCGACCTATATTCCTTTTTCAATCGGTCTATATAACTCCAAATATCTTCGTCTTGCTTAATGGCAAAGCCTGCACCAGCACCACCGCCAGCTTTCTGAACAATAGAATTAACATTCTTCTGCCAGTCTTTTAACTCTACATTATACTTTTGAAGTTGTCCAGTTATCTGGTCGTACATATAAGTATTGCCAAGCTTCTTATATGCAGCTTGAAGTTCGATAAGTCTTAGCTTCTCGTTCTTCTGATTTTGTTCCAGCTTCTTATATTTCTCATTGATATTATCTATTGCTTGACCTTCTATTACACTGGAATAAGTTGGTCTATTGCTGATAATATCACTGGCTTCACGAACTTCTTGAATAGCCTTCTTTTGCTCTGTAATCGCCTTACCTAACTTGTCAATGCTTCCGGATGAACCAAATAAAGACTGAACAACTGGATTAAGCTTTTCCATTTCAGCAGTAGAACCGCCAAGATACTTCTTAGAGATAGAGTAGAATCTTGCCATATAAGTTTCACCTTTGGAAAGTCCTTTATCCAAACTTGCAACAAAGTTTCGGGTAATCTCTTGTGCATTTACTTTAGAGATACCTCCTTCTGTCATTTTCTCTATAATATTGGCAATAGCATCTTGTTGTTGTTCAGAGTACTTTTCTGTTATTACTTGATAACTCTTTTCAAGAGCTTGTGACTTTGCTTTATTATAAATAGCATCTACAACTTTATTGTAATTTTTAGCAAGTTCAGAAGCATAGTTAATCTCAGTCAACATATTGGGGAGATATGAACCATAGGTATTGTTTATCTCCTTCAAAGCATCGCTAAAATTTCTACTTCCTTTTTCCGATTCATTCAACTTCTTTACTAAAGCGTCAAAATCAGAAGTCATTTGCTGTGCATTTATAAGACCGCCAGCAGTAATACTTTCCAGTTCTTTTCTAAACTTAGTAGCATTTGTATATGCTTGATAAATGACAACTCCCAAAGTAGCTAATCCAGCAGCTACTATAGCATAAGGATTTTTTGCAACAGCAACAAGTGTACTATTTAATTTTTCAGTTGATTTATTGGCAATCTCTGTTGCTTTCGCCTTATCTCTCAATGCAGCCTTCACTATTTTCAAATATTCAGCGTACTTCTGCAAGTTTATATTAGCAGCAAGTTGTACAACGGCAGTTCCCAGTTGAACTGTTTTATAGAACCCTAAAGCAGCAGCGACAACAGTCAATATATTAGCTACACTTCGCCAATTCTCAAACAGACTTCTTACAAGAGATATGCTTCCGGTTAACATGCCTTGATTCTCCTTACCAATCTCATTTAGCATGAAGTCATAAGCATCGGTTAAGTTAGATAACTGTCCTGCTAAAGTTTCAGCTTGCTTTGCTTGGAAGTCATAGAACATACCGCCTTCATCTGTATAACGATTTAAAACTTTCATTACATCAGTAAAGGAAACCATCTTATTAGACATTCTATCCATGACATCACCTACTGAAACAATTCTTTCTTCTTGTTCAGTGTACATCTTAGCAAGCTCTGTAGTTATAGGAAGACCAGCATTAGCAAAGTCACGAGCATCCCTTGCTGTAAGTACAGTCTGTGCCCTAATCTGACCTAAGTTGTAAGTCAAACGTTCCATTGGTACACCAAGAGCGGCACTAATATCTGCAATACGTTTTGAAACATCTACAAGTTCTTCCGCTTCAAAATTATAGGCAGCAAGCTGTTTCGTAGCACCAGCCAAATCCAATACGGTAAATGGAGATTTTAATGCTAATTCTTGTTGTTCCCGAAATATCTGAGAACCTTTTTCAAAGTCACCAAGTACAGCACCAATCGAACGTTCAAGTAATTCATACTGACCTCTAACGTCCATAAGACTTTTTGCAAAGCCAGTTAACGCTCCTAATCCAGTATAGAACAGAACTCTTTTACCTAAGTTCTTAAATGATTCAGCTAAACTGTTATTTGCCTTTTGAAGTTGAATACCACTGGATAAAGCTTCCGCATTTTGCTTTTTCAAGTCCTCCATAGCTTTATTGACATTACGAAGCTTCATTGCATATTCTGCATCATCCGTGGAGAGATTACGTTGTACAATCTGCAAGGCTTTTAGCTTTTCAGTCCTTTCTTGAATTGACTTATTGCCCATAGCCATAGCCTTTTCGTAGCTTTGACCTCCTTGTGATATTCTACTCTTCTCCTCCTCTCTTGCTATTCTTGCTGCTAAGTTGGCAGTCTGCTGACGGAGCAATATTTCTCTTTGAAGCAGCTTCTCCCTTTGAGCAACATGAACATTAATCCTTGCCTCTTGCACATCAGTTTTTACAGTAGCCAATTGCTCCATATTATTCTTAATACGGGTTGTGTTCCCTTGTATCTTAGAGAATACTTCTCGCAAATTATTGGCAACTTGCAAGGCTTGGTTCATGGAATTAACGTCTACAGATACATTCGTAGTAGTAGCTTGCGTGGCAGCAGTATTACCTTGTGCAATATTAGTTGCCCCCAAACTTTTAAGCTTGGCTTCCAACTCGGAAATCTTTGTTTCCAAAGGACGGATTTGTTGGTTAAAGCCATCAACTAAGCCCTTACCAATATTCTTACCCAATTGGTCGGCAAAGCCCTCCACACTCGCCAACTTACCTTCCAACTTGTTGGTGAAATCTTCCAGACGCTTTTCCGTCTTCTTTAGAGTTTCATCAATGCTTGATAACAAGTCCTTATCAGACATTGAAGCACTAATAACTACATCTTTATTGTCTGCCATCGCTGCTACTTTTTATTTTATTCTTGGTATGGTATCTAACACACTACGTTTAGGTGCTTGCAACTCACTTCTATCACTTTTACGTCGTTTCCAAAACTTCTCCCATATCTCTTTATCTTTGCCACGCAAATACTTGATATGGGTGCTGTCTACTGTCAAGAAAAGAACTTGTGCCATAGACAATCTATAAAGATAATCGTCATACGTAAACTGCGGAAAGCTACGTATGAAATCACCTAAATCTCCGATTTGGCTTGCCGCCATAATGTTAATTGTTCCGCTACCTTCTTCCTCATATTCGTCTGCGAAACCATAAGAGCCTTCCCCGATATGAGCACCGTAAAAACCGGTGATAAGTCGATGCTGTTTATTGCTTCAATAATGATTGCCGCCCATTGAGCAGGCTCAAATACGGAGTTGAGAATACGAGCCTTCATAAAAGCTATCAGTTTGTCATTTCTGCTCATAACTTCTATCGCACTCGCATAATCGGTTATATCATCTGGTGAGAAGAGGTGATTAACAAGAATGATTGCTACAATCTCGGAACTTACGTCCAAGTCTGTACATAGAGCGTACATCATGCTCTTATCATCCTTAATATCCTCTTCCTTTTGTAATTTCAACGCTAATTGGAAAATACGCTGGTATGAGTATGCCCTCAACCGATGCACCTTATACTGCTTATCTCCTAACTTGACAAGCGTAGGATTGTCAGTCATAATTTCTGATATTTCCCTCTTTAGCTCGTCCGGTATAATTAAATCCTTTTCTTCCATTATCATTTGTGTATTAAAGAAAAAAGGACAGCAGCAAACAAGCCACTGCCCTTTCTCTTGATTCATAATGGGTCTTAGCCTCCAACAGAAGGTTCAGCCATCTTCATCTCAACCGTTTTGCCATCATTGTCAACTAAAGCAGTGATAGCGATGTGCAGTTTCAACGGGGCAGTCTTCAAATCAGTACCATCCCAATTGGTAACGACCTTACCTTTGTAAATAACAATGTAGTCAATACCATTGTAGAACTCCAACTTGAACTGCTTGTAAACGTAGGCGAATGAAGAAGGCATTGTGTACAAGCCAGTAGCAGCGGTAAACTTACCGCCTTCCATAGCGGCAATCTCTTCCGGTTTGTACTTAACCAAGTCAAATTCAATCTTGTAAGAACCAAGTGTACCCACGCTATCAAGCGGAGTATCATAGAACTCACCGTTAATAGCACTTTCACTTGCGGTTTCTTGACTGATAGACAAACCTTCCAACACACCCATAAGAGGAGTATAAGAAGCTGCTGCACCAGCCCCGACTTCCGCATAGCCTAAAGACTTACATTTGTAAGTCAACAAATCTTGTGTAGCCATCTCGTCTAATTTTTAAATTATTATTTATATTGATTATAAATGAGGCGTTCATGTCCTTATGGAACACTTGACGTTTCATCGAGCCGCTACTTCTTAGGGAGCTTGTGCTCCGGTCGTCCATAGTTGGGTTCTCACCGTCCAATCCCCGCTGCGCCATCGGTTGGGTTAATTTTTACTTTATTAGTACCATAAATGATTTAATATACATGAAGAACAGATTGTCGCTCTCATTATATATATCATCAGTTGACAATATACCGTCAGTTGAGATGTCGTATTTTTCTCCGGCTTTCTCAACTTCTGCATTTACAATGTCGGATATACTTGTTTCATACTTTTCCAGCAAGGTGGTATCAAGCCGACCTCTTGTCTTGGGAGGAATATACATCTCAACTGTCACGCGAACGCTCGCAAGAGCATTCAAGTTGAACTGGCTCTTATCCTTAATTTCTCCCAGACGGATAACCATGAAACCGCCAGCATTTATCTCCTTCTCCAACTTGGTAGGCATTTCCATCGGATAGATGTACTTTGTAACCTTATCTATGAAGAGAGAATAAACATATTGGTATATCGGCATTCGCCTTGCATCAATCACGCTCATGGGATTTGTTTACAAGGATATTCATATATTCTTGATGGTGTCCCCACTACACCTCTATTGATTACTTGATATAATCTTTCACCAATTACTTTTTCTTGAAACGGAACGCTCATATCCCTATTGTTTTAACAGTTGCCTTCCCTGCAAAATCTTCCTTAATATCGTCATATATGGTTGATAACACCTCAAACCTTCGTCTTGGATTTCCAGTATTTCCTCCTTCCAATATAGGAGCATAAGGCACTGTTGCTGCCAGCACCAAATCCCATCCTATATAAGTGGCAGGAGTATAGTTTGCCAAGAACTCGTCAGCAAGCTTTCTTCCATCTATCAGCTTGCCATGATACTTTGAGTTTTTAGTTGCCATCTGATACGGATACAAGTAGCCGCTCCCCTTCAAATCGCCTTGATAGAACACAGCCCAAATATAACTATCAGCCAAGTTGTAAGTCTGGTCGGTAAATCCGCTTTCAGAATATGCTTTCTTCAACAATTCGGGTGCATAGGCTATTAGTCGCTGGGTTTGCTCGCCAGCAAGTCTGTCAAACAGTTCTTGCCGAACCCTTTTCAAACCACTCAAATCAACTTTTACTTTTATCGCCATCCACCTTTTCTATTTGCATATATAGTTATAGCACCTAACATCGAAGGTATGCTGTTATCAACTTGCATCTTAATTTGCTCTCCCATAACATCACATTCTATCCAGTCTTCATTACGTACTGGATTAATATACTTCCCGTCCTCTCCTTTTATCAAAGGAATAGAAACAACGTATTCGCTTGTTTGAGCGGTCGAACCGGATTCAGCAACAGAAAGATTCACGTCCATTACTCCTTCGTAGACGGTATCTTCTTCATCGTCGCCCATAGAACTTTCGATGATTCTGTATATACGTCCCGAAAAAGGAAATTCTTCTATGTCACTGAATGAAATCATATCACATCTATAATTTTCAAGAGTTTAATCTTTGGACGAGCAGAGATAAGAACCTCGTAATTAGGGTCATTGTATCTCTTATATATGCCCAAAGCATAACTTATTTTATTACTCTGATAGATGTCCGTCTCTGACCCAACTGTACGCTGGAAGTTATTATGAGAGGCAAATTGAGATGCTGTACTTGAAGGGCTTAACAACACTGCGGTAAATATTATATCGGCAGTCATTAAATCCTTTTGTTCTTGGGTCAACGTCATAGCATCCTCGTTTACATCTGTGATGCCGCGGTCAAGAGCAATTCTCATAAATGTATTCTCCTCAAACGAATACCGACAAGATGAAGAAAGCCATTCAAGTATAGTCATATATAACCCTCCAAGTTTAAGAATCAGCAGTCAAAGTATCAACAACAATGTGTTCCATAAACTCGGTCAACACTGGCATATAACGACCGATAGCATCAGTATGATATGCCTTGTAGATACCGTTAGGAACTACCTTGTTGATAATATAAACCAAGTCATTCTGTGCAGAAGCGATTGAATAGTCAATCGTCTTGTTTGCTTCACGCTGCAACAAGATAACATCGGCAACATCAGAATGAACAACCTTACCAGCAAAGCCAATAGGACGCAGAACTGCTACACCCGACTTCCAGCCTTGTACAGTCTTAATCGTTTTGATGTCTTGTACCACTTGTTCCTCTTTCACAATGCGGATAGGAGAAATCTTAGATACAGAAGAACGAGAATACTGAATAAGCTGCTCCCAAGAAATGATGTTAGTATCAATGCCGGAAGCACCATTAGTAACAACAATAACTTTATCGGGCGCATACAAGCGAATCCAACGGTTAACTTCTTCCTTGAAGTATTTGTTGTTCAACAAGTGAGTGATAACCATGTCATACGGCAAATCCCATTCCATTGTACCAGTAAATCCAGTACGGTCACGGAAATCTTTCTCAATCTTTGCCATTTGTTCCGGAATGTTAGCTTCTGCGTTCGTCCATACTTCCTTACCAGCCTTAACAAAGTTTTCAGTAGGCACATACTTCGGGAACTCATGTACGACACCGGACATACCACGAGAATCAGCATTGCTGTACTGACCTCCCTTAGACAAAGCTTGTGCGGCAATGTTAGAAAGACGGTAGTTGTGTGTCTTAATCAAGTCAGCAACACCACGTACATAACCTTCCAACAAAGTAGCATTAGCTTCACCAAGTTCATTCAAGCGTGCTTTCAATTCCTCTTTTGAAAGAGAAGTTTCAAACAAGCCTTTACCGAACTGAGGGATAGTACCAGTTCTCTGTTCCCAGCCTTCGTTATCCATCTGAGCAACTTCACTCAACGGTGTCATTGCATCAGCCATCGGAACAGGGCGGCGAGTAACATTATAGATAGTATAAGCAGGGTCAAGCTTCGGGCGGCTCATGTCAATAGGGTACTTACCACCATCAACAGTGAAGTGTTCCTGCCAAAAGAACTGGTTTGCATCCATGACGATTTTCTCGTCAACGAGCGTCTGAATAAATGCACTCGTACCGTCAGGGTTTACCAATCCTCTTTGATAGAGTTGGTTTACTAACTCGTCGGGATTAAATTGATATTTATATGCGTTTGCCATAATTCTACTCCTTTCCTTTAGATTTCAAATACACCTTCAATGTAGTTGCGGTTCTTAGCCAATACATACTTCGGAAGCGGTTGCATACGTTCAACAAATGCACGCTTGCCATAAACAGTGTTGATGTTGTGCTGAACATTAGTAACTCCCCAGCGACCATCAGTCGGAGCAAACTGTGTATCTACTTCGATGAAGGTATTCGGGTTTTTAACCAACACAGTAGCGTCGGCAGCAGCAGCAGTTGCAACATCACCTTTTTTGTCAGCAGCTTCAACCAAAATATCATCAGTAGTCAGAGCACCGATTGCAGTGTCAACAGTAAGAATAAACTGCTTGTTCTCTTCATCGAACTCAACAGATGTAACCTTACCAGACTGTCCCGCAGTTTCAACTGTATCGGGAGCTTTCATAAGTACATTGCCTACTTCGGGAATGTGAGAATAGCCAGAACCATCTACATACAGAGTAGTGCCTGTGTCAGCAGTAGTAGCCTTTGCCACCTTAAACGTTTTCAGAAGGAAACCCGGTTTCCACAATCTGTATTCGTACAAGTCAGCCGCAAAAGCATAGCCAAAACCCTTATACGGGTTTGCAATGGTAGAGCCATAGAGAACATTGGAACGTTCCTCGTGATTGGCGTCCTTCCACCATACGAACTTGCCACCTCTAAATTGTTTAGCGGAAGCAAAAAAGGTTTCTAAATTAAATTGTGCCATTTTTTTAATATTTAAAGTTTGACGGGTTTTATGGCAGCAAGGTAGTCTTCCATTGTTGTTTTCTTTCCGTCCGGAGATAATGGTGTAATATCACCAATAGAGCTTCTGAATATATCTTGATAATCTTTCAGCAGTCTTTCTGCCTCGGCATTAACATCAGCATCAATTGCGATATTCTGCTTACCAAGATAGTTACGAAAAGATTCATGTAAATCTTCCCTCACCTTAGACTTGGCTGTATCGTATATCTGATTGCGAACAGACTTCGTTTTCTCTTGCAATTCAAACTTTTCCAGCCTATCAAGTTTCTCTTTGTACTCGGCAGGCAACTCAAATTTCGGAGGCTTTTGATTGCCTTCTCCATCATCATTACCTTTTTCAGCCTTTTTCTTCCATTCTTCAATCTGAGATTTATATTCAGCTTCCTTAGCTTCAAATCCCTTAGTCGCTTCTGAGAATGCGTTCTTTCTTGCATGTCCGCTACTTTCAACTGAAATATTCAATGCGGCTACTAAGCCAGCATCTTCAATCGGAGCATCCTTGTAAGCTTCTGCAAATTTCTCAGAGAACTTATCTCTGAATGTTTCACTCAAATCAAAATTACGTTCTTCGCAAATCTGATTAACTTTAGATAAAACTTCTTCTTTTTGTGCCATTGTTCGTCAATGATTTTAGGCGTTTATATCCAAGCTTACACTTGGACAACTTGACGTTTCATCGAGCCGCTACTTCTTAGGGAGCTTGCGCTCCGGTCGTCCATAGTTGGGTTCTCACCGTCCAATCCCCGATGCGCCATCGGTTGGGTTAATACTATTTTAAATCACTCTGCGTAGCTTGGTTTTCGCTACATTGGCATTAGGTTATATACTAAGTGTCACTTTGTATATAAGTGCCTGATTTTATTATTTTGAACAAAAATAAATAGCTTTTTCATTACTCATACTGTGGTTATCGAAAAAGTAGCATATTTATTTTAAGGTATGTAGCTTGTTTTTCGATAAGTGGCATATATCGAAGCTTAGATTGCGTATTTTTGTAGAAAAATAAAGAACCATTATGAGCGAGAAAATACAGAAAGACAAAATTGTTAGTCCATTGCCGGGTTGCCAATATGAAGCCATCCGAAGCAATGCTGACTATGTTGTGCTTACTGGTAGTGGTGGTGGAGGAAAATCATTTACATTAGGTTATGCTCCAATTTCATATCTATATGAAAACCAAGGGGCAAAAGCTGTATGGTTCATGCGTAATGTTGGCGACTTTTTTGACGCTGGTAAAGTAGTGGATGGTCTTAAAGAAATATATCCGCTTATTGATAGACGTTTCAGAATACAACCAAGAGAACCTATTGGAGAAGTCATTAAGGTTCAAGACGATATGGGTGTGAAGTTTTTCAATAGCTCTGAAATTAAATTCCAGCAGTTAAATAATGAAAGTCCTACTGTAATAGATAAGATATTCAAAGGATTACAATTCAAGAAGGCTATCTTTGAGGAATGCAATAAATTTGAATGGAGGACTATTTCTACTTGTCAAACCCGTCTGCGTGCAAACACTAAGGGTAAAGCTCAGATATATCTTGCTCAAAATCCGGAACGTGAATGCTTCATACGTAAGCTATGTGGCTGTGGCAAGAATGGTGGTGGATGGATTGGAGATGATGGAAAACCCATTAAAGAAATGAATGGAGTTGTTCGGTTCTTCCACATTGTAAAGGGTAACTTGGATGAAGTCTATTGGGGAAATACTAAGGAAGAGGTTTATTCTAAATGCAAAGACATTATAGATAACCTTTTGCAGATTGACCCGGATATGTCTTATGAGGACTTTATTATGAGCATGGTATTCTTTACTTTTGATGTGAGGGATAACCAAGCCATGCTTAAAGCAAACAAAGGTTATCGCGCTATGGCTGCAACATCTGTGCTTGCAGATTCAATGTATGAACCTAATTGGAATTTCTCTATACAAGACGAAAAAGAAGAAGAAGAAGAAGATAATCTTTCCGAAGTGACAGAGGATGATATTCTCAATATGTTTACTCATGTTTCTCCATGTAAATGCAAGAAGGAGCGTATTACCGTGGATATGGCAACTACTGGGGAGGATAACTTTGTAATGAAGCATTGGGTAGGTTTCCATTGTGACGATATACAATATTGCATGAAAAACTCTAATCTTGAAGCTGTAAAGATGATTAAGCAGTTTATGGTTAAGCATGGATTGACTGATAAAGAGCTAATCGTTGATGTGCAAGGTAACGGTTTCTTAAAAGAGATTTTCAATCTTGTACCAGCAAACGGTGGAGGTGTCGCATTCTCCGGAGCGATTGCCGCAACTGCTAAAGGAAAGAAGTTGTATGAAAGATTTAAGGATGAAGCTGCACACCTTGCTACCCAAATGATAAAGGCTGGATTGATAACCTATGACAGACAGCTTGCTAAAATGAGATATACACATCAGAAGCTAAAGCGTGAAGGTTCTACTACTGTCTTAAAACAAATGCAGTTTGAGAGCAGAATATTCAAATTTAAACGTTTGCCTTCGGGACGAATACAGTTTGAAGGAAAGAAGGAGCAACATGCTCTGATAAAAGGCTTTTCTCCCGACCTTACAGACAACATCATTATGCTTTGTGGGGGATTGTGTTATGACTGTTATAGGGAATTGGCTGGTGCTACTGGTGGAGAATTAAGAAGGAAATTATCTCTTGAAGATATAATGAACCAAGTAAATGGTACTGCACAACCAACAAGGGAAAGAGGAAAGATTACTAATTCAGATAAGATATTGAAAATTTTAAGCAGCATATAAAATGATAACGAGAAAAAACATTGATTGGTATTTGTCAGAACCAACGCGGCTGTTGTTGAAGAAGCCTTTTACAAGAGGTGGAAAATTTCAGTCGTGCAAAACTTATATTGGTGATGTTACACTTAACCAAAAAACAACTGCCCAGTTGAGCGACTTGACATTGCAAGAGGTTTCACAAGACCTCTATCTGAGAGAGTACGACCCTTCTCTACACAATATAAAGTATAATAATTCAATTCCTAAGATTGCAGTCAGAGTTGGAGATACTGATATAGTCATAGATGAACTTGTGCTGACAGTTTCTTTGCAAAAGAATATTCATGCGGCACATGTTCTTCATCTCACTGCTAATCCTATTTCTTTTACTCTCTGTAATATAGAGAAGAACGATACCATCAGTAAGAAGTTTCAGAACTTCAAGCTGGAATGGAACATGAGGAATATGGAGCAAATCAAGTACGAACTAATATCCAAGCAGAAGAAGGTTGGCGATGCTGGCGTACTATTCAAATTTGACCCTATAAAGAAAAAGGGAACAGTTAAAGTCTATTCCTATGATGATGGATATTCTGTCATACCCAACTACAATGAATATGGAGAAGAAATTTCACGCTCCTTATTTTATAAGATAGATGATTTGACAGAAGTCATTGATACATTCGATGATAAGTACCTTTATCGTTCAATACGAAGCAAAGAAGGAGAACCTACCAATAATGGATGGGTTACTGAAAGGATTCTTCATGGGTTTAGCCGTAATCCTCTTGTCTACCATAGAGGCAAAGTAGCTTGGGAATATTCTCAAAGTATAATTGAGATAATTGAATTGCTTACAAATATACATGCTGTGACATTAAAGCGGTTTGGTACTTGGGGATTAGTCTTAAAAGGGGAAATGAATGAAGACAGTTTCAAGCGAGATAACGGCACATTAGTTATCAATCTCCCGGCAGACGAAGGTTCAAGCTACAAGACAGAAGCAAAGACTTTGGAGTTTCCAGAGCCGGAAAGTATGATTGCTTATCTGGAATATTTGCTGGAACAAGTTTCAATCGCTTCATCTGTCAGCTTTATCACTCCAAAGGATATCACTAATACTGGAAGCGGTGGCAACGGCATTGCATTGTCTATGCGTAATGATATTGCACTGGCTACTCAAAGTGTTGCTGATTGGTCTGATTCTATCAATGAGATAACCTATCTCTTCCAAGAGATGTTAGGATTGGAAGAAGACCAGACGAATGCTTATACAGATTTGAAAATTAAAGCCAAACTGAATATTTGGAGCATGGAAACCAACAATACTAAGATTACCAACTTAGCTATGGAATCTAAATGGATTTCCCGACAAACATTGATTGAAGAATCTCCGTCTTCTGCACCGGATGAACTTGACCGAGTAGAAAAAGAGAAAAAGCAAGAAGAAGAAGATGCTATCAAGCAAGCTGAAAAAGCTGAACGGATAAGCAAGAACAACAATACAGAGATTGTCGAAACTCCTAATAAAACTACTTACAGTAGCAACGTCTAAAATAACAATATCATGGATTGGACGCAGATTTTAGTATCAATACTTGGAGGAGGAGGTTTCTTAGGTGGAATAGTTTCACTTGTAAATATGAAACCTTCTCGCAAGAAAGCGATGGCAGAGGCTCGGACAGTTGAGATTACGAACCTTGAAAAGTCAATATCAATAATGGAGAAAAGCTACAGTAACATACAGACGTATGTGAACAAGGAAGTAACCCGTATTGAAAACGACCTTTCAGAACTGAAAAAAAAGTATGAAGAAAAAGTTATCTCTATACGGCAAGCATACATTTGCAAAGTACCAAGCGAAGAATGTCCGGTGCTGTTAAAGCAAGCAAAGTTTGATATG